TTATTCCAACACAACTTCTATTTCAATCCCATGAAGCAAACTTACAATAATCTTTTCCCCTTCAAATACAGTCATTTTCTCTATTAGATTTAAAAATAGATTTACATCAAATTCTTTTATTGACTCTGCCTTTTCAATTATTTTTATAAACTGCTTTGACTTATATCTTACTAAAATATTCTCACTTTTAAGTGCATCCTTCCACTTCTCCATAAAGTAATCTTTATTTTCAATAATTGCATTAAAGGTATTTATAAAAGCTTGGTATAAAACCCTATCATCAATATGTTTATTGGTGCAGCCTTTCTCACCTTTTATTTTATACCTATTACTACACATCCAAACTTTTCTTCTGAGCTTTTCATTTGTAGAATGCCATGTCTTTCTTCCAAGTATGCTACCACAATATCCACATATAACTCTTCCTGAAAAAGGGTTATCTAGTGTTGCATAATCTAATTTATATACACCATAGGTTTCAGCAAATACCCTTCTTCTATCCATTTCTAACTGTACTGCTTCCCACATTTCTTTATCTATAATTGCTGGATGGCTTTCTTCAACATAATACTGCGGAACCTCTCCGTTATTCTCTACCCTCTTCTTCGAAAGAAAATCTACTGTATAAGTCTTTTGAAGCAAGGCATCTCCTTTATATTTTTCATTAGTTAGTATTCCTCTTATTGTACTTTCATACCATTTAGATTTGCCATTCCAGCCTTTAACTCCTTCTTCTTCAAGTTCTCTTGCAATTCTATTTGAACCTTTTCCATCAAGGTAATCCTTATAAATTCTTCTTACTATCTTGGCTTGTTTTTCATCTATTATTAAATTTCCTTCTTCATCCTTATCATATCCTAAAAACTTTTTATGGTTTACTGTCACCTTGCCCTGTTCAAACCGCCTTCTGATACCCCATGTCGAATTTTCTGATATTGAGCGACTTTCATCTTGCGCTAAACTGGATAAAATTGTAAGTAAAACTTCACCTTTAGAATCTAACGTATTAATATTTTCTTTCTCAAAAATTACCCCAATACCTAATTCTTTAAGGCTCCTTACATAATTCAAGGTATCAAGAGTATTTCTTGCAAATCTACTTATAGATTTGGTTATTATCATATCTATTTTTCCTGCTTTGCAATCCTCTATCATCTTATTAAACTGCTCTCTCTTTTTAGTGTTTGTTCCTGAAATACCTTCGTCAGCATAAATTCCTGCACACTCATAATCTGAATGTCCATTTATATAATTTGTGTAATAATTAACCTGTGCTTCATAGCTTGATAACTGTTCTAATTGGTCTGTTGATACTCTGCAATAAGCTGCCATTCTCTTTTTCTGTGGTTCTATGGTTTGTGCTAAATTGGTTCTGTTTGCTCTTGCAGGTATAACTGTAATGTTTCTTGCCATCCTTAACTTCCTCCTTAACAATAATTTCTTCCTTTATATTAAGCCTACTGATAACTTCATCATCTATTGATGTTCCATTGCAAGCATCTTTTCCGTTTTTAATATAATTACTACATTGCCATACTATCTTTTTACTAGAGTTTTTACTGTTCCAAGTTCTTCTCCTTAAGGTAGATCCACATTTACTGCAGTAAAGCATTCCTGTTAATGCATACCTTTTAGTGTACTTATCTGAGTCTCCTAAAACGTTTCCTTTTGTAATTCCTCTTCTCTTAATTTCCTCTTGTACCTGTTCCCACATTTCTTTTGTAATAATAGGTGAATGATTTTCTCTTATATAGTAACTATCTATAACTCCATTGTTTCTAATTGAAGTTTTCTTTAAATGTTCTGGTGTATAGTATTTTTGAAGTATAGCATCTCCTTTGTATTTCTCATTTTTTAAAATTCCTATAATTGTACTATTGTGCCAGGTCTTATTACCTACAGTAGGAATATCTTCTTTATTTAACTCCTTAGCTATTTTAGATGAACTTTTTCCACAAAGGTAATCATTATAAATTCTATTTACTACTTCTGCTTCTTTAATATTTATAACCAACTCTCCATATTCATTCTTGTCATACCCTAAGAATCTTGTAGTATTAATCATTAACTCACCTTGTTGAAACTGCTTTCTAGCTCTCCATTTTAAGTTTTCACTTACATTTCTGCTTTCTTCCTGTGCAAAAGAAGAAAGGACGGCAAGCATTAACTCACCGTCCCCTGATAGGGTATTTATATTTTCTTTTTCAAATCTAACTTCTATACCTAAATTTTTTAATTCTCTTACAGTGTATAAAACAACAGCTGTATTTCTTGCAAATCTAGATATAGACTTTGTAATTATTATATCAATTTGCCCTTCTCTACATAGATGGAGCATTCTTTGAAACTCTGGTCTATTACCTGTAAACCCTGTTATTCCTCTATCTTGAAAAACTCCAACATATTCATATTCTGGGTTACTAGAAACAATATTTTCATAGTATTGTACTTGATTATCTAAAGATTCTCCTTGCTTATCATGAATAGTAGAAACTCTTGCATAAGCACATACTCTTTTCTTTTTCTTCTGCACTTTTAATATAGGCTCAATAATTCTTACACGCACTCTAATTACTCCTTTCTATCAAATTGGTACTAACATATATCACTCTAAAAATAATAGAAGTCAAGAAATATAAAATTGAAAACCACTACCTAAACCATAAGTGGTAGCTATTTATTAAATATCATAATTACAGCATCAAAACCTGCTCTCTTTAATTTCTGTACTTGATTTTCTGCATTCTTTCTATTCCTATAGGAACCTGCCATAACTCTATAAAATGTTTGTCCACTTCCTGGTTGTGTTGATGACGAAGGTTCTATATAATTAATATCTATTTGTGCAAGAATAGCTTTTGCTAAGGCCTTTATTATTTCATTTCTCTTTTTATCAAACAAATTATTATCCATAGTGTTATCGATAAAGCCTAGTTCAATTAATATTGCTGGAGCCTTTGTTTCCCTGAGAACATGAAGATTTTTTCTTTTAACACCTCTATTTTTAAATCCTAAGCCTACCATTGAAATTTGAATTTTTTCTGCCATTACTTTTGCTGCTTCACCTGGATTCAAATAAATAAGGGTTTCAACACCAGTTGCTTTCTCAGGACTATAGGCATTTCTATGAAAGGATATAAAGTAATCATAAGTGTTTCTATTTTCAAAGTTACTTCTATCATTTAGACTTAATGTAGTATCAGAAGTTCTCGTCTCATCTACAATAACTCCATGTCTTCTAATCTCTTCTGCTACATCTCTACCAATGCTTAATACATCACTAGATTCTTTTCTTCCATTATAGCAAGCTCCTGGATCTCGTCCCCCATGTCCATAATCAAAACATAGTCTAGCCATTATTTTCACTCTCCTTATTTAATTGTTTTAGCACAAGCTTTAACTTTTCTGGTATCGGTAGTCCTATCTTTGCTGAGTTTTCTAAAATACTTATCCCTTCATTAGAAGTGTAGAAAAAAATAACAGCGGTGCGAATTGCACTACCACTGCCTAAAATCTTAGTGTCTACAATATGTGATATACCTACTAATACAAAAATAAGAACCTTTTTAAAAATCCCCTTAAAACCTAAGCTGCTAGATAACTTTTTTTCTAATATTGCACGCATTACACCTGTGACATAGTCAATTATGACAAATATAATTAAGGCATAAAGAAAGCCATCTAAACCTCCTAAGATTCCTCCTAGAAAAGCTCCAATGGCTGCAAAGATAGCTTGAAACACACTTAATATGTCTTTCATAAATACATCCCCTCTATATATATTTTTTTGTATTGAAGTCTAAAATATACCGTCTAGAATATTGTCAATTATAAAATCGTATTGTATCTTCATGGTGTTAGTTGGTGTTTTAGTCACCGGAGCTGCTAGTAGTGTTTGCGCTCCTATAAGAGATGGTCCAAATGCATAGTAATAATAGCTTGATCCACTCCACACTCCAAAACAATATCCATAATTATGATTCTTGCTAAAGAAATACTTTCTACTACTTACTGAAGTCATAGCCTTACTTGCAGATATTCCATTAAATATAGGTTTAAGTGAGTTATCATATAGGTGTAGTAATCCACTAGCATCACTAAATACCCAATATTCTTTTGTTTTTCCTGCTATACTTATATTCCAACTACTATCTGCATAACTAGGTGTATCTATAATATAGTCTGTTTCTATGCTATAGCTACTATTTAGCTTCAGAAGATGATTTACATTAACCCCATTTATAGAATAATATACTGTCATATACGGTACTCCATCTACTACTTCAAAGGATTGTATAGTAGGTATTTTCCCGGTTGCATCTTTATAACTACTTGCACTTCTACTTGTATTCCCTACCCATGTACCGTCCTTTTGAAAGTTATAAATATCTATATTACTATTTTTATTGTAGTATAAATACAGATAATTAGAATCAGCAGATATTCCATTTATACTAAAATCATTAGTAGTTAACTTTGAACCATCAGCTTTATAAAAATAGTTATCGTTATCTTGATTATTTCCACAGCTATCTAGAAAGAAACTTTTAAAGGTTCTATAGGTAACAGATGAAATTGTAGTGGAGTATAAACCATATCCAATATTATCATAGTCTGAACAATAATAACTTATTGATTTCAAGCTACATATAGTAGTATTTTTACTGTCTATAGTAGAACTACCACCTGCAGTATTTATATTAGGCGCATATAATGTTTCCCTTCCATCTCCTTGATACCAATAAATCGTTTGAAAGGTTCCATTTCCTGAATGAGTAGGAAAATCAAATACAAAATGTATTTTTATTTTGCCGTCTTCTTCTGGCTTATAATAGCTTTCAGATAAATTTATTGTACCTTGCAATGTATTAGTTCCCGAATAAGGTTCATTTTTATCACACCATCCTATGGTATTTCCTTTCATATATTTTTCACTAGCATTCTCTACCCCATCATAATCAGTTAAATATATTCTTCTAAAAGGAAAATCAATATAACCACTTTGAACATTTCCCCCAACTATCAGTCTTCTATAAAAAGATTCAAGAAACATAAGTTTTACCACTGAATCATTAATCAAGTTTTCAGTTTCTGCATGATAAACCTTACTTCTTGTCTTTGAATCAAAAAGCTCAACTGTAGCTCTTCCCCTAATATTAGAGATAGGTTTTATCTTATTTAATTTAGTCATATTATTATTTACTAAATCTTCATTAAAAGATATAGTTTCTCTATACATAACACCTCTCCTCTCCTAATCTTTACTAACACACTCCTTTACTTTATATAAGTTCTATTGTGACATCACTCTCAACATTTCCTATATTAGTATCGGTAACTATTACTTCTTGTACTGCACTTGCTCTTATAACTTCATTAATAGTTATACCTGTTTGATATTCTTCTAATATCTGCGAAGGATTAATTATATTAATATTTTCAACTACTTCTGCATGTGGTGGTTCTGCACTCATACCACCTTGAAGATTTCTTCCATCAATCATACACTGAAGATTATATATTGGTACTGTCACTGTTCCACTATCAGTTTTTAAACTTATTCCTATATAGTGATTTCCTGGTCCAACCTGTGGTATCCCTAGTGGTATTCCTATAATATTATCACCTTGCTCCAGTTTCTGTTTTGGTTTAAAGGGTACCTCTAAATTATCTAAAAGTATCTTTATAGTTAAGGTGCTAGCTGTACTTGCATTACAGCTTATAGATAAATTAACGCTTAAATTTGTACTTGATACTGCAGTAATCCCTAAGTATATTGGTTGAACCTCAGTAGTTGAAACTATAACCTCCTGTGAGTTAGCATAATAGAGCATACTAGTTAGTGCCTGAGCTACCTTGTTTCCTAGTTCATCTCTTACTGTACTTATCATTGCTGTAAAATCACTTTGCCCTCTAGTCTTAGGCTGACCAAGCTCAACTTTTGTATTCCATCCACTTAGTAGATCCTGTTTTATCTTAATTACTTCTACCATTACATCTATATCAAATTCTTCATACTTTACTAAAACATAATCCCCTAAATTAACCTGCTGAAGACCTTTAAAATTTTCATATTCCTTTGATTTACTAATTTCTATAAAGTCTACTTCTATGTTCACGTTAGCAAATCCCTTAGTCTTTGCATACTCCTTTGCCATTATCCTTAAGGTAGGTTCATCAGCTGCATCTTTAAATTCCACAGCCTTTATAATATGAAAAGGTGGATACATTGAACTATCAAAATTAGGTATAGTTATATATTTTTCAGCTAGTGTTATACCATTGAAGCCCTTAGGATAAATCTTAGTAGCTAAGTCGGTGGTATCACTGGTAACCTTAATACCTCTAATATTTTTTCCATACTTAATTAACATCCCTGTTTCTTTTCCAATTTGCTTTAGTATTTTAATATTATAATTATCCCTATATAGTTCACCGGTTCCCCATCTTTCAATGATTTTAAATATTGCTTCTACTGGATTTAGTTCTACCATATATAAGGTATTATTTATTAAGATATCACTGTCTACTATATAAGTTGATGCTAGTTCATCAACTAAAGCTTTCTCCATTGCAGTTTTTATACTACACTGTACCGCTCTTTCATCCTCTATAAAATAAAAGGCCAAGTCATAAAAAATGTGCTTAGCCCAAACCATAATTATTTTATTATTATCTTGCTTTTTCTCTACCTTATATATTCTAAATAGTTGATTGTTGGCCTTTATAATATTGAAGTGTTCTAGGTACAATGCCTTTTTAGATTTAACTGGATACTCTAAATATAAGCTGTATTCACCATTTAATTCCTGGGTAATTTCTGCTTTAATAGCTTCATTTAATTTACCAAGTCCATTATTTTCAAATTCACCTTTTTTAGTTTTCTTATCATAAATATAAATCACTATAGCCACCGCCAATTAGGTAAAATATCTATTTTGCTAACACTTCCTACCCAGCTTATCTTATTCTCTCCTATTTTTAGCTTTGGAAAATCTCCTTCCATTTTATAGTTTAAATTTTCTAAAGCTTCATTATAACAATCCTCTATATCACTATTTATGATTATGCTATTATTAATTCCTTTTAATTTTATAAGTGCATCATTTATTAATAGCTCAATATTTCCACTTCCATAAACAGTTATGATAGGACTACTGTCTAAAGTTCCAATATTATTTATAATACTTTCAGTTTTATTTACCTCTATAACCTGATTACTAACTTCATATTTAAATGGCTTGCAATTAAACACTATAGGAAAAACTCCTATAGCTCTATAGACCGATTTAAAATCTATGGCATTTACAACTTGTGCTATATACTTTTTATTTGATTGAAAATTAAATATGAGATTTGCTTCACCACTATTAAAAAGCCAACCCTTTATTTCATCTATTTTATCTGCTAAATCTTCTCTTGATTTTAAAGTACATTCCACTAAAATGGTTATATCCTCATAGGTTTCTTCATCAAACTTTATATTTGAATCTCTCCCAGGAATAGAAACATAGGATACTCTGCGTTTTGGTGAAGGAATTGTAGGTCTTTTAGCAATTAAAATACCATAATCTTTATAGCTATCTTTATTACCAAAGCTAAAACTTAACATGCTAATTACCTCCCTTTCCCATCACAACTCTTTGTCTATAAAACTCAAGTTCATAGGCAATTTGTTCAATATCCTTATCTGTGTTGTTTATAAAATTCTCTATATGAAGTGTCAATCCATTATCATTGCCATTCCCTTTTACCTTTATCTTCTCTAATGCCTTTGCTAAAATATCATCTAATCTATCTATTGGTAATACTGCTTCCGTTCCAGCTTCTCCTACTCCTATAACACTTGGTCTATTAAAAATACCACCCTTTGCATACCATTCTACAGATAAACTTGGTACTCTAGGAGGTAATAAATTAAACTCTCCATTTAATCTAAAGTGAGGTAATTTAATCTTAGGTATTCTTATCTCTGGAAGTCTTATATTCCTAAAAAATCCAACGATAGCATTTACAGCATTTTTAACAGCATCTCTTGCAAGATTAATTGGAGTTGTAATAGCTGTTTTTATGCCTCCCCATACTGCTACTGTAACTGTTTTAATTCCATTCCAAACTCCTGAGATAATACTACTTATAATATTTATGGTGCCATGAACAGTTCCTTTTATACCATTTAAAATACCTATTATTATATTTTTAATACCATTCCATACAGTAGATGTTATGGTCTTTATTGCGTTCCATGAAGTTTTAATAGCATTAGATATTCCATTGGTTATAGCTAACACTACTGACTTTATAGCATTAAATGTAGAACTTATAACAGTCTTTAAGGCTAATACTGCATTAGACGTACTCACTTTTACCTGCTCCCACATCTTTACCATGAATTCTTTAATAGCATCCCAGTTTTTATATAAAAGCACTCCCACTGCAATTAATCCTGTTATTACTGCTATTACAATAGCAACGGGTCCAGTTAATGCACCAAGTACAGCTCCAAAGGCCGCTGATACACCACCAGCTGCTGCAATTGCTCCTGACACAGTGCTTACTATTGAAAATAGAGTTCCTATAATTGTAACTACCTTACCTATTATTAAAATTATAGGGCCTACAGCAGCTACAATTAAACCAATCTTTACAATCTGCTCTTGTTGCTCTTTTGATAGCCCTTGAAATTTATCCATCAAAGGTTTTATTACAGCTATAAGTTTTTCAAGAATAGGTATTAGTATTTGTCCAAACTGAATTCCTATCTGCTGAGCCTGTTCCTTCATAGCTCTTATCTTATTAGTAGGACTATCCATAGTTCTTGCTAGGTCTCCTTGGGCATTTTTTGTAGCATCTAAAATTGCCCCATACCTTGCTTGAACCTTCTGTGCTTCTGTTAGCTGTTCCCCCTGCTTTGCAATTCCATTAGAATAGGCATAGGTCTTAATGGTATTATCATTAACTAAAATACCTAAAGCTTTAAGTGGCTCTGCTTCACCAGAAATACCTGACTTTAATTTTTCAAAGGCCTCTTCAGGCTTAAGGTTATAAAAAGATGCCATATCATAAGAAAGCTGAGTTAATCCTTCTGACATTTTCAAAGATTCTTCTGATGCAAGCCCCATGGATGTAAGCATAGAATTATAAGTTGCTACATTCTTTCTTACATTAAAAGCATTGAGACTTAAGGCTTTTGAAGTTTCTTCTGACCACTTTCTAGCATCACCAGCCATTGTACCCATGGCCACCTCGAATAGATTCTCTGACTCTTCTGCATCCATAGCCATTTTAGTTGCAGCTGTTCCTATTCCTACAAGAGGAAGTGTAACCGCTGTAGTGAGTTTCTTGCCCGCTGAAGACATTTTGTCTCCCACAGCTTTCATCTTTTCTCCTGCTTTATCCATACTTTCAGATAGCTTATACCAAGCAGAACTTTTTTCTTTAAGTTCCTTTGTGGTACTTTTCAGTTCATTTTCCATTTTATTAAGTTCAGCTACTGCATAATTAAGCTTTATCTTAAGATTTTCAGTTGCCTTTGTATCAGCACCTTTTTTCTCTACACTTTCCTGGTAACTTTTATTTAACGCTGAAACTTTATCCTTTTGAATTTCTATTTGTTTATTTAAAGTATCTGATTTAAGTTTTAATCCTTCAGTGGATTTACCAAAGTCACCAAGCTTAGAACTAGCCACAGCAAATTCACTTTGAACTAACTTTAAACCTCTTTGGATCTTTGCAACACCATCTTGAAATCCTCTATCATCAAGACCTATTCTAGCTATAACAGTACTTGAATTTGCTGCCATTACACTCACCTCCTCTAGAAAATAATATTATCTATATAATCAAGCTCCTCTTCTTCTTCAATTCCATTTGCCCTTTTATATACATTGAAAAGAGCTTGTAACTTCTTAGGTGTACTTCTCCAAAACTGCTCTTCTGTCATTTTTAATAGGTTTGTTCCTAAATAGAAAAGCCACTCCCAATCCCAGCCTTCTTGATTGGTGTGGCTTTCTATTCCCCCATATTCTCTGTTACTTCTGGCATCGCTATCACCAATGCTTCATTAATAGCAGTACCTAATCTCTCCATATCACTTAAAGTAAGCATTCTACCTACATCTTTAAGAGTAACACCTTCATCCTCAGCCTTAATTGCTGAATAAATAAGTGCTCTTATGGCTTTAATCTTTCTATTTTCTAAATCCTCAAAGGCTTTGTTAATATCCCCATAAACCTCTTCTAGCTCACAGAAGGTGTTCATATCAAATTTAAGTTCATACTCTTTATTGCTTAGCTGAAACTTTATTCCTTTATTTTTAAGTTCTGATGCTTTCAATTTATCAACTCCTATCTAAACTTTGGCCAAGAAAAAACAGGGATGCTTATTTCCCTGCTAATTAAAAATACTTTAATGTTGATACATTAATATAAATACTGTTCTTAACATGTATCAAAATAATTACCTAAGCTTTTGTATCTCTATAACTAAAATAAGGACCACACCATCCAGTTTCGTGTGTTTTTACATAAGTCCAGTTAAATTCTTTGTCTACAACATAAACATCAAATTCATTCAACAAATCATTTGCATTCAAGTTAGCTGCCTCTTCAACAATAAAAACATCATCTGTATGTTGGTAAAAAATATAACAAGAATTTTTCCGTTCATTATTAAAAGCCGTTTCCGCTACTTGCTCTTTCAAACAAACTCTTCTTTCGAAGCTGAATACATGCCATAAATATCCACAAAAACCATCGTCATCATACATAAAAATTTCTTTCTTTTCATTATTACTTAAATGATTTGCAAAAACGTCTTCCCATTGCTTTCGTAAAAAGGTCCCCCATTTAGGAACTTCAATTACTTTAATACTTTTATTTTTAAAAATCTCATTTATCCGAATAGTAAGTTCCATATCTTCACCAGCCTTTGGATTAACTCAATAATAAGTTGGAATTCGCAAATTTAAAAAACAACTTTTTCTTTTACCCATTTTTCAATAAGTTCACTTCTTTTGTTGATTACTTCCACAATGTGCCTTAGAAAGTCAGTGTATTCTAATTCATTAAATTTAAGAAAGTCTTCAATTTTGATGTTGCTGTACTTGTTATTTATAAAATCATTTAAATAGAAATTCTTATACTTGAGAAATGTATTGAAAAAATTATTTGAGTATTCTTTAATTTCATCTTTATTAAAGTAAATATCTGGAATGTCATAACATTGACTTTTACCTCTATGTTCATTTCCTCCCGGCCATATAGGTATAATATTCCCCACTTTAAAATAAACTTCAATAAACTCATTTAATTCAGCGAGTTCATTTAACTTATCATAATCACAATAATGCTCTTTAATAAATTTATAACTGTAAGCAAGCTGACGGTTATTGGTTCTTATTTTTGGTTTTATTTGTAATCCACAACATTCAACTTTATCTTTATGAAATACATTTACTCCTATAACATAGACTCCAAGAAAAGAATATAAGACATCAGTATATCCCCATTCTAATTTATCTGCATATTCCTTATGATACTGTTCTAAAGAAAATTTCTTGTGTATCATTTTTTCTACAAGATTTATTTCCTCCATCTATTCAGCCTCCTCTACAACTTCAGATTTGTACATTTTATTAATAATAAACAACTCGATAAAATACTATTTATATTATAGTTAGATGAATAATCATTACTTCACTACATTCTACAACTGTGTACTAACTATATTATAATACAAATACTTCTTTGCATAAATTAATTTCATATAATTATTTATGGAGTTATTATAGGCTCATCAGGAACTTCAGTAAACCATCCACTAATAATTGTTTCATCTACACCTTGATTATCCTCATCACAAATAAATCTATAGTTACCATCAGATTCCCTTGAGAAGAATTTCCCCTTAAGCTTTGCACTCTGAGCCTTTGGCTTTTCTGCTTCAGTGTCATACTCATCTGTTGCAAGTTCAAACTTTCCTTTAAGTAGCCACACAAATCTATACTTACCACTATTCTTCTTTGACTTAAAACCTAAAGCTATAGTTGGCGGTATGTCATCCTTATTTTCTATAAGCACGCCTTTTACAACCTTTGACCCCTGAAGTGTTGCTCTACTTGTAAGTGATAATTGATTGACTTCTATTTCAACATCTATACCTTCAAATGCTGTTATTATATCTTCTACTGCATCATCAGAATATATATTATCTGAATTTGACTTTGGCGAAAGCTTAGCACTTATTGCCCTTTCAAGTTTTATTGGTGTGTCATAAGTTGTTCCTGTGGCATCATCTGTTTTTAATATTGCAACATGAATATCCTTAAGTCCTACTTGTCTAGCCATTTATATCACTCTCCCTTTCTTCTAAATAATAAAATTTAAGACCTTTATGATAGATT